TCACCGTCAAGATATCGATCTAACCACACATGATCAGCTTTCAATTCGGCGATCTTCAACCGCGCCTGATTAGCCGACATACCATAACTTTCAGATGATTTACCATCGATGAATTCAGGCTCACCCATTCTCGCACCGATCTTTGAAAACATCTCAATAACAGCTTTGGACCCAAGCGATCCCTCAAGGGATTCAATCGTTTCCTCATCGATACCTAAACGCCTGAAGGCATCCTGACCCGCTGAAATATGCTTGTCGTAGTCACGCCCCCATTGGTCACGCAGATCATTGATAGCGTTTTTATTCGACTGTTCAAGAGCGAGTGCCGATTGCTGTTGAAGCTGCTCACCTTGTTCAGTCATCGAAGCGTACATAGCTCGCGCTTGGTCACGCGTGAGACCATTCTCGTAAGCCATAGCGGTAAACTGCTCAACATCACCCTTGGTGTTATCGTCAAATTCAATACCGTAACTCTCAGCATTCATAGGTCTACCGAGTCGATCATAAAACTCGCCCATCACTTCAGCGTCAGAACCTTCACCTGGAATCTCTACCAACTTTTTAGAACCACCAGCAAAACTCTCAACGTTTCGGTAAGACTTCAACAAGTCGTTCGGTGAAGTCCATCCCTTTGTACCCACATACTCCATACTTGCCTCATCAAACCCATCAGTCCAAGGGGTAGGCGCTGGTGCAGGGGTAGGCGCTGGTGCAGGGGTAGGCGCTGGTGCCTCCCCCCCTGGTGCCGGTGACATCACCGACGTAGTAATACTAGACTCACCCATTATTCCTCTCCGTAATATTCTTTGAATTTGGTTATGTCAGACTCGGAGTAGTTAAGATGTGATAAAACTCTAAGCAACATCTCACGTCGGCCTTCAGCCACGTAGGTCGCATAGACGTTATTAATATCAGCAGTTGGCTGGTCCCATCGGCAAAAGCGTTTGAGATCCGCAATCACATTCTTTCCGTGAAAACCATCGAATACCGCTTTGTAGGAGTTTATTCGACGTTTTTGAATCCAATTAATCAAGCACCACCTCCTGATATCTGTTGTGCTTGTGCAATATCTTTCATCGCACCGGCCATTGGTTGCGCCATTTCAGCCTCACGCATCGCGTCTTCTTGCTGCTTACGATCAGCGCGAATTTTCGCTATATCGTCGGGGCTTCGGATAGTTTTCATCGGCATACCCGACACTTCAGCAGTTAGCTGAGCTATCTGATCGGGGTCGAACACGTCCATCACAGTAGGATCTATTTGAGCGTATGGGGTTAATGTTTCCATGGTTCGCTGGATACCAACCAACTCTTCAGCACGTTGCATACGAGACATAGGTGAATCGAAAACAATTTCATACTCACCTTGAGCCTCAAGCAATAGTCCAGGCATCGGTGGTAACTTACCGTGACGCATCAACAATTCTAACTCTCGCTCAATCATCGGACCCAACGCCTCAGAAGATTGACGACCAACAGTAGGCGTCAATAACATGGCTTTTTCTTGCGAGCGGATGAGTGCTTCAGTTGCAGACATGCGAGGTGTTTCAATTAGAATTTGAAACAGAGTAACCAGGAACGCATCATTGATACTTTGCCGACGTTGCTCCATTTTACTGTCAGCGATATCAACACGAGCGCCGGTAGAGAGCGGTTGAATTAATGCTCTACCGTCTCGACTCACACCACCGAAGCTAATACCACCCGGTGTAAGGTTCATATTCATCGCCCCTCCACCCATTATCCCATCGTCGTGTACCAATAGTGGGGGATTTATGAGTTTGTGGGCCGCTGAAATATCAGTTTTAGCCATCTCGTTGAGCATTTTGATATCGGGTAATGCCATACCACCAGGGCCACGGCCATATACTTCACCAGGGGCCATGGAATAACGGCTAATCGAATATGGGAACTCACCGTAACCCGCCTTATCACCCAACGCTTTACGCGCAGTCATGCAGATATAAACTGACGCGATCTTTGCGCCACGATAATCCGCTTTCCGATCATCATATTCATCATTGGGTAGGGTGACATGAACAAATTCAAACTCACTCATTTCAAGTGAGGGATTGCTCATAGCCGCTTGAATTTTCTCGTGACAATTCTCAATACCGAACTGTTGAGCAGCTTGACGCGCCGTAAGCATGAAACGCCTGAATACGGTATCAACCATACCTTGATGATTTTCAAGAAAAAACAAATCTTTAAGCGCAATGTGCCGATACCTAAGCCCTTTATCCCAATCGGTAAATAACGTGCCGTTGCCGAACGCGCCCATGTCAGTCCAACGCTCACTATTTTGACCGGTGAAGTTAGCTTTCGGTTGATAGCGCTCAAGGAATAGAACTCGGCGAACTTCCTCAAACCATGTACGAACAGAGAAATCACGATTTATAGCTGGATCATTAGACTGAACGTAGTGCCAAATCGACTGACGGGGTGTTTGCAGCGAGTCCATAACCGAACTAAAACGACCGAGTGCGATGATAGGGGTGGAGTCGAATACTTTCTCCATCCTCTTTTCACCGCGTGTTCGATCACCAATAAAGCCCATCTGACGCGGTAAAATACGTTCCGCGATTTCTTCCCACTGGGATTCCCAAACGCCACGGTCAGACTTGACGGCATCGTAACGCCGTATCAACTTCTCGATATCGGGCATTACGAATATCCTAGCAATGTTTTGTAACCTAGAGCGGTCGGTGCATCATCTTCATCATCTTCAGCATCAACTACTCTACCTGGACGCCTCAAACTCAAAATCGTAGACGCTCGACCTTTCTTACTCTTAGTCTGGACATATTCAGACCTCGCAGCCGATTCAGCGAAGCTGGAAACACCCTTCAAACGATCCTGTTCCTTCAAACGATCAGAAATAGTTGTTAATTGCCGACCATCACCAACGTGCCATCGAATACCGTTAAATTTACCACTGCTTGACTGAGACCTGACAGCACGTCCAGTGTCTAACCCAAACTGCTTGAAAACACGTAAAGCAAAAGGGTCGGTTTTGAGTCGGTTTCCAAACTCTTTCAAAAAACCCTTCGTTTGTCTCTGATAATCACGCTCCGCCATAGGTCAAACCTCCATATATTTCATAATCAATATTTGCACTGGAGGTAGGTCGTCTATGACGCGATGTGCGAGTGTGTTGCGAGGCGACAGGTTCAGCGAAGGTTAAAGCCAACGCATCACCGTCATCCGGTGAGGTTAGACCTCGCTTTTTCATGTCCTTTTTCTTTTCTAAGCATAGCTGATCACGGTCGTTTACATTATATTCAGGACCGGTGAGATCCAGTTCAAGTTGTTTGAAGTCGTCAATACAGCCACGTACTAACCAATCACGCATTAAACCCCACATTTCTGAACGTTTATTCAGATACCTTTCAGGCTCTTTGGCTCGACTTCCAAACTGAACTTCAATCACGTGATACCGTAATTCTCTAAGGCGATCGATCACACCACCACCGACACCACCACCATCTATGAAAACAGCTTCAGGCTTGTATCGATCGATCGCCGTAGCAACTTCCCGCGCCAATTCCATAGTATCGATACCTTTAAACGCCAATCTTGGGATCGAGCGTGCATCTCTACCATGTCGGAGTCGTATGACCGACTCATCTTCACCGAAACGAGCCACGTCAACACCCATAATTAGTGCAGCGTAACTATCGGGTGCGACTTCACGAGAGATAGCGTCTTGAACCACCTCACGCGATATAAATTGGTTAGAACCTTTACGGGGAAAACGACCTTGAACCTCGACACGTGTAACATCACTATCCTCACCGTACATATCCGCAATACGTTGATATTGCGCTTGGTCAGTACCCTCAACAGATCGAGAGTCAATGTAGCGTTGCATCCAAAAAGCAGCATTGTCGTGAAAGGTGTTAAAAAACATCCCGGTGTTTCGTCGCGGGTTGCTAATGACGATCCAAAGCCGTAATTCGGCCAGATCGGTAAAGAATCCTTCAGATACAGCCCATATCGGGTCGGGAATACCACTAGCCTCATCAAATTGAAGCATCATAGCTATCTGACTGTGTGCACCCGCAAAAGCGTCGGGGTTTTCCTCATTCCAAGTTTGACCCTCAGTGTAATAATATTGAGTGTCCATTCTTAATTGCTTACCAAGTATTTTGGCAAACCAAGTACTCGGTGTGATCTTGGTAGTGCTACGGTCGAACCAATGGCAGTTAATCAACATACCATTCCATCTGGCTTTTTCAGCCATGGTTCGAGATCGAAGCTGTGCCTCTGTGTTGGCCGCTACGATGCAGGTACCACCGACCCAACAACTCATGAGCCAGTCAGACAACCACGCTAGAAACGCCGATTTACCGGTACCACGACCAGACGATATAGATAGGTATATAGGAAGGGGGTTATTGCCTTTACTCAGACGTATTCGATTCTCTCGCAACTCTTCCTTTATTCGTTGCAACTCTTGAAGCTGCCACGATCGCGGTCCTGTGAACCGTTCGAGCGGGGTATTTTTGACACCCCACGGATACGCAAAAAGCACGAACCCTACAGGGTCATATTTAAAACTCAATATCCGTTCGGTTAATTCTTGTTGGTCGTTACGAGCAGACATCTAAACCCCAAATCGTTATAGGAGGGGGATTAAATAGATGTAGGAGATGTGCCTAGTTAAGAGAGGTGTTTTACATCGGAGGGAGATAGCTCAATAACACGTTCGTTTGCTTTATTCATAGCCTCGCCAATATTAATCGTAAATGTAGCATCAATTTTATCTTTCTGCCCAAACCGATCACGGTTGTTAACACCCGCTAACCACTTACGTGTATTAACCCGTAACGTAGACCGCGCCACGTCTTCCATGGGTTCATCCACGCCATCAGCGATGTCAACCACCTCATCGGCTAATACTTCAGCACCGATCGCTAGAGCCTCGTAATACTGTTCTTTACGATCCTCATCACCGAATATCCAGGTACGCAGTTTTCTTGTGTTTTGAGGCATAGTTGGATCTCGACAAATGAAGTTAAGTCGTTCACCATTCGCCAGACGTTCTAATATATCACTGAAGGTCTTTTCAGCATATACGGGAAAGTGATCTTGCTTAGTTTTCTGAATTTCTACGGGAACACCTGTATTTACATATACAGGTTCGTCATGGGTGGCTGTTAAAAGGTCATCAATATTTACATTCATAACAGGCATTATAGACGGAGATAGTAGAATGAGTTGGAAACTGTGGTTAGAACTGGTTGATAAATACAAAGACGACGAACACTTGAATGGGATTCTACAAGATACAGCCCTAACACCGGTACCTATTGAACTTGAACTAGCCGAACTAGCTTGCTTACATACCATGATGAGTCCGAAGGCAAGCATGACAATGTTAAAAGGCATGTTAGCTCAAGGTCCTCGCACTGAGATTGCAGTCATGGGAACCATA